GCAATAAGGTCTTTGGCATTCTTCTGTATCGTATTTATAGCAGATGTTTTGCAAGTTGCAATATTGGTACGGCTCTTTGAGATAAACCGTTTCGCCTGCCTTGTAGCGGGGGGTTGGAAAATCAAAATTTTCAATTTCATTACCATTAAATCCGCATTTATGGCATATTTGGAAGTCAAAATCCGCATCGTCAAATAAAATGCCACACATAGGACAAGATTCAAATACCTGTTGTGCTGGCTGTGGCTTCATTATCTCCCTGAACTGCGTAATCGTCCCTTCTACTACACCGTTAAATACTGATTCTATAAAAATTTTTCCTTTCATTTTAGTATCTAAATTTTGTGAAATGAATAATCGCTAATGTCTGTGATAAATCGTAGTTTTTAAACCATTCCAGCCAATCGTTGGAGGTTAATCCGTCATTGCAGTCTTCATAAGATAAATTTCCATAATCACTCCAAGCGTGGTCATCTGCATATTGTTCAAATCGTTTCATAATCAATAATTTTTACCGTGTTTATAGTTCCTTGTTTCGTTGTATTTCATTTTCAATTCGACATGCTTTTCAATGTCAATTTCAAGCCCCCCGCACATGTCAAGAACTCGGATAATTACATCTGCAAGCTCATCTTCGACCGTGTTTTTTACTGCATATTCAAAGCTATCAGGGAAATATAAATCCTTAATAGGGCGGCTCAAATCTTCAATATTTGCCCACCTATTAACCCTGTCTGCCTCCAAAGCCTCGCTCAATTCCGAGTGAATGAGGGCGATTTTTTGAGCAAAAAATGCGTGTTCTAAGGCTCTGCTACTTTCACTGGCATAGTTTATTTCATTATCATAAAACCCCTTTGCTTTTGCATTTGCGTGAATTTTATCACGTAGTTCATTTAATCCTTTTGGTATCATAATTTTTATTTCTTTTCTTTTTTTTTAAATTCTATGAAAATATTCGATGTTGCCTTCACAGGACACATCCTGACAATTCTTTTCAGCGTCAAGAAGCCTACACCAACCTACCCCTTCAACATCTTCATTAAGGAAGTTCACGCAATCCCCACAGGAATTTCGACCTTTTTTTTCACGGGGTGTTTTAATTATTTTATTTTCATCTCTCCGCGTCAGTTCGGCTAAAACGATGTTTCTTTTGGCTGATAATGTTCCGATAGTTAGAGAGAAAGGAACATGATCGCCATGAGCACCGTCAATTTTACGGCTCAATTCCTGCACAAGGCTTTCGAGTTCTGGCTCGCTTAATCTTTGTACGTTTTCGGGTGTTATTTTACTTGTTTTCATGTGTATAGTATTTGTTGTGTTTGGTTTATATGCGTTTGCTGATTTGTCTTTAGAATAGCCAAAAAGACATCTAAAATCGGTTATTTTGCTCATAATTCACGTTTATTAAGTTTTTTTTCAAAATGGACAATCATCATCTTCTCTATTGTTAAAATCTATGAATGAGAGACGTTCCGCTTCATCCATTTGATCTTGCTTTTGCTTTGTTAAATGATTGGAATTATCCCAATTTACCTCATCATTTAAGATATTCGAATAGTACGGAGTATATCTGCCGTTATTTAAATTGTACTTGAACAAGCACATGCCTGGTTCTCCTAAATGTCTGAATTTTACTTTTTGGACATGCACTTCGATATAGTTTTCTTCGCGCTTTCGGTGTACCACGATGCCAAAATCGGCTTTGTTGAAGAAATTAGCAGAGCCACTGATGTCATATAACGTAGGGGCTTCAATCTTTCCGTCTTTGTTCTTTTGCAGTTTTGTCGGGTGCGCCATAAGAACAACCAAAACGTCGTTTATCTGTGCGAAGTTGGTAAGTTTGTCCAATAATTGGCTGATATAAAGCGTTTCGCTCCTGTTACCCTGTTCGCTTTCCAAACGGTTGTACGGGTCGATAACAAGGGCTTTTATACCTTTTTTCTTAACGAGGTATTTAGCCTTTTCAAGAATATTATCGGCTTTGAAATTATCTGTCGGTGAAATAAAGAAAAAGTTGTCTTCCAAATGTTCCTTTACCTGCATATATTCCCCGTATCCGAGAGTTTTACGGCTAAATTTTTTACCTGTAAACTTTTCAATGAGTTTAGATGCATGATAGGCAAGCGGAGCGTTTTCAGGGCTGAAATAGGCAAAGCGCCATCCGTAACGAATGTTCAGCCGTTCAGCAATCTCATCAATAAATTCGGATTTACCACTACCTGGAATGCCTGAAACAATACATAGGCGTTTTGTTTCAAATGAGCATAAAGCATCGAAATTGGTATGCCCAACTAATACTCCTCTTTGCATTCCATTTTCAAAGAGAGCATCAAGAGACTGTTCAAAGTCCGACACTTGGAAAACTCCCTCAGCCTTTATCTCATGCGCTCCTTCCAATCTCTTCAAAAGAGAAAAAGTACCGTACTTCATAAGGTGTTCGTTTGCGTCTTTGCACTCATCACCATAATCCACTACCTTACATCGTTCTATACCGAACCGACGAAGCAATTCATCTCGTAGCTCAACCCCTTTTGTATCGGTATCAACGGCGATGTAGATAGTTTCTTTGTCATCAAAGTACTCTTCAATATATTCATCGAGATAGGATAGATTGGAATTTGCACCATTCGGAACACTCACAACATCTTTTCGTCCTGCTGTGTAAAAAGACAACGCGTCCATTTCCCCTTCTGTGATGATAGCTTCTTTCGTGCCTTTGATACTGTCGATGTTGTAAAGTATCAGTTCTGCCCCGCTTACAAGTTTGAAATGCTTGTCGCCGGTCCTGAACTTTGTGTTTACCAACTCCCCATTACGGTAGTAGTTGAATTGCACCGTATTGACATTCTTGTTCTTTTGCGGCATCCATTCCTGCCCTTCCGTTACCTTCAGAGCTTTTAACGCCTCTTTGCTTATTCCGCGTCCTTCAAACCACTTGAGGGCTTTTTCGCTCAACGTCCCCGTTCCAGATTGTGGTTTCGGCTTTCTATATTCCGGCTTTTTGCTGGACAAAGGTCTCGGGTTTCTGAATGGTCTATCCCACTTTTCTTCCTTTTCGGCGGCACATCCCGAATATCCGCAGTAATGGCAGTGAAACATACCTGTTGCGAGGTCGCAAGAAAGGCTTTTATCTCTTTTGTCCCGCCTCCTATCGTGGCATTCAGGACAAAAGGTTTTTATATGCCCGCTTGTTTTTCCGTTAGGAACTGCGATATTTAATTCTTCCCATCTCATTTTACATATTCCATTGGTTTAATCCTGCATTCCACCACCATGCGTCCGAAGGTCTGGGCGGGGCATCATACGGAATTGTTGTATTTCCGCTTCCGTATGTGCGTGTCCCGTCCGGTCTAAGATATTCACCCACTCCGAGTTTTGGCTTAGTTTCATCTTGTTCTTGCAATGGTGCATCATTCGCGTTCAAAAACTTGTCTAATTTGTCAGCCCGAGTAAAAAACTCAGGTGTCAAAAACTTAAATTTTGTTTTAATGTGAAATTCGTCTTGAAGGGCATTTTTAAGCGCTTGCAGCATTTGTGCAGGGGTAAACCCCTCTCTCAGTCTCTCGTTAAACTGCTTTTTGGCTTTGTCTATTGGCTTATAACGACCTTTGCCACGAATCGCGTTGAAATCGGAAATGTATTTTAAAAACTCGCCTGAATCAACAACAGTTTTATCAAGATTATCTTCATTCTCGGGAAATAGCTCTAATGATGTATTATTATTTATTTTATTTTCTTTTCTTTTCTTTTGTGTATTAATGTTATCATCATTCGAATTAATGTTTACATTTATTTCATTAATGTTTACATTTTCTATTTCTGACACATCAACAAGTAAAAAATCACGAATAACATCAACTTGCTTATATCGTTTTGTGGCTTCAAAATACCGTGTTTGGATGCCTTTGGAAGTAAGAATCTTAAACCTGTCAAGAAGGGATTTATTAAAAAATCCGCGCTTGACCAATTCATTAACTATATCACTCACTAACGAAGGGGTTATTCCATCGCCCGCGCGTTTCGCAAGTAGCGTACTTTCATCTTCATTCCAATCTGTATAATATCCATTTCGGTATATTTTACACAATAAACGAATAGCTATAATCTCGCCTTTTATTCCAAATCTCGCCGATGTAAATTCAATCTTTTCATCGTTGAAAAAATCTACATCAAAAGGAAAATAATCTATGCCTATTTTGTTGGTTCGAGCCATATCTCACATACTATTAAGTTCAGATTCCACTTTCATGTGCATTAATATAGACTTCCGCAGGTTTTCATTTGCGGGTGTCCAATTGAAACTGTCCAGCATCCACTGCTTATAATCAGGCGGTATGTCGGATATTCTATCCCCCTTGTGTTTTCCGAAAGGCATTATTTCAATTATTTTATCATAAGTAGATGCAGAATTCGTGCGTTCGACCTGTTCTTTCGTTACTTTCCCGATGTCGTGTATCGGTATGCCTGATAATAATTTTCCGCCCGTTCCGAACATGCGCCATATATTAACCTTTTCAAAGGTTATGTCCTCAACATGCCCAAAACGGGAAACATTGCCTGCGAGGTCGATTATCAAACAATCTTCCTTATCGGGGTCGATGCGGGTTCCCCTCCCTACAATTTGATAATACAAGGCGATTGAGGCGGTTGAAATACCAAAAATGATACAATCTATTCCGGTGTAGTCAAAGCCCGTTGAGAGTACCCGCACGTTGAAAATTACCCGTGTTTTTCCTTTCCTGAAGTCATCTATACCCTTTTCCCTTTCTGCCTTGTGCATTTCGCTGTGAATAGCCGTAGAATCGGGGTATTGCCTGCTTAGATTAATAGCTTCTTGTACCGAAGGAACAAATACAAGAATGTGTTTTCTTTCGCTGTTTTCATCGAGTTGTTGTTTTATTTGTCCGTGAATATCGTTTGCCCTGAATGCCCTCTCAACGCTGTCATCGGTATATTCCGACTTGGAGGAATTGTAAACCAGCATTGAATCGTCGAAATAGGTATTCTTGTATTTTAATTTGCTCCAAAATCCGAGTTCCACCATCTCCTGCACCTGCCCGACATGGATTATATCCTTGAAAAAATTACCCTTCTTTGAACGGCTGGTAAGCATAACCAACTTAGAAAATCGGTTGCCGCCCAGGTCCGTATTTTGCTGTAATTTTATCGGTGTGGCAGTAATTCCCAAAACGTGCGTAATGCCGCTGTCGGCGAGGAATGTGCCTAACATGCTGTCGGCTTCGCGCGGGTATAAATGAGCTTCATCAATCAGCATTTTCTTGAATCCAAGTTGCTTGAACAAGCCCCCGAGATTCTTTATGCTGCCAATAGTGGCATAGGTTACTTTATTTATGTCCTTACGCCCAAATGAAGCGGAATAAATGCCCGCCTGCACCTCCAAATCATCACCACATAAGGCAAGGTATTTCTTGTAATTTTGCTCTAAAAGTTCTTTAGAAGGCTGCAAAACAAGTATCTTGTCTTCTATTTTTTTTGCCGTGAATGCCGTAAGTATGGATTTTCCCCATGCCGTTGGCAGAACAATCAGGGACGGGACAGGCTTTTTCTCATTGAAAAAATCTATCGCCTTTTTGATTGGTTCTGTTTGGTTTTTACGAAGCGTTATCATCTCGTTTTATTTTAAATAAATAGGTCTCCAATGGGTAACTTCAAGCCTTTCATCTTCCCAATCTTCATCAATCCTAAATATTTTTCCACTTTCTAATCTTATTAAAATATTTTCAGGGGGCATATCGCTTGGTATTGGGAAATCATCTACCTCATACCATTGTTGAGCAAACTCAACGCCTGCTTTAAAAGCATCATACATTTTATCGTTTAATGTCGGAGAAGTCCGTGTAGAAAATTTATTTTCCTCTACATAGTCTTTTGCTGCTTGTTCTATTGTTTCCATTTTATCTGTTTTCATTTTATATCTGTTTTTAGTTAAAAAGCGATGAATGAGTTAGATAAATTAAAAATTTAAATAAAATATAAATGTATGGAGCCGTTTTATTGTAAAATGTTTCATTCATCGCTTATGATTTTAATGGTTAAATTTCATTGTTTGAATAGTAACTTACACTCTCATCAGGGATAAAAACCTCTACACAACTCAGCTCCTGTAACAATTTTATTGTGTTGTATATAGAGCTGTATTCATCGCTACTCATTACCGCTTTGATAGCGGAAATAGCTTTCTCAAATGATACCGCCTGCACAAGGAGGTTTTTCATTCCTGCCGACTTTTCGCCCCCGTCCTCGTCGTCTATCATGGAGTATATTTGGCATCTATACCAATGCACGAACTTCGTTCCGTCTGCTTCGTACTCATCCCGCTCCGTGTCGTATATTTTGATCACCTTGTTGTAATCTATTTTGTTTACTTTCGTAAGCTCGAAAACGCCCGAAATGTTCAATTCAAAATACTCTGCAAAAAAGGCTTCTGCATCTGCAGGACATTCTGCTGTAACAAAATAGCTCTGTTTGCGCGTCTTTGAGTTGTTTGAATAGTGTACATTGAGAATTACTTCCCATAGGTTCAGGCTTTTATTCTGTTCGCCAATGATAGGGATATTCGACACATTGATCATCGTTATCCCGTTTTGCTCTAACAGTGACTGAATGATTTCATTTACCTGTGTGCCTTTTCCGCATACGACATCGCTCCGCTCTATCGTTGTGATTTCGTCGGTTTCCTCGTCGTGTAAATCTTCCATCCATGTGCGCTTTTCGTTTTGTGTTAAATACCACCCCAAAGCGTCTTTTACGTTTACTGTTTTTCTAATTAGTTCCATAATTTCGTATTATAATTTTGTATTAAAAAAACACCGTCCTTAGGATTATCTGCGGAATAAACCCTCGTAGAGATAAGGGAAAAAAACGCTACCTCCCTTTCGGGGCGGGTATCCTTAGACGGTGTATGTTGTTTCAAAATGTTCATTTTGTTAATTGTGTGTGTTTTAATATTGATTTCCCTATTTCTTCAACAACCTTGACGGTTACGCCGTTTCCAAGCATTTTATACCTCTGTGTTGATGATATTTCCCGTATTGTACCGTCGTAATTGCCATATTTTGTCCAGTCGTCGGGCAAGCCCTGCAGTCGCTCGCATTCAATTTCGGTCATCCTTCGGATGTTATTCACATAGGGAATATTATCACCGCCTGTGCCGTAGCGTTGGGTTATTGACGGAGCTATATCTGTGTAGTTACGCTCTTTGCCTCCGTGTTTGCCATTGGGTTCGGTTATTATATACTGACTTGTATTTCCGATATGTCCTTTCACTGTATTAGCTTTATCTTTCTTGTGATAGTTTTCTACCTCACCGTTTTTACCTCTTGTGTAAGAAATGATAAATGTGTCATCTGCTTTATTTCCAAACGTTTGTTTTATTGTCGTACAATTTTTGGCTTGTGTCCATCTTTTGTTTGCTTCATTCTTTGTTGAATATAGCTGGACATTTTCTTCGATAGGAAATATTTGTCCGCAACACTTGTTTGCAAGACATCCGACAAGAAATATTCGCTCTCTATTTTGGGGTAGAAACCATGATGTATTAAGCAGTTGCCATTGGAATCGATAACCCCCAATGTTGGCAAAGGCTTGGATAATTGCCCAAAAATCTGCGCCAGAACTTGAGGAGAAACAGCCTTTAACATTTTCCCAGATATAAACGTCTGGTCGGAAGTAAGATATTGTGGAAAGTGCATGCTTGACAAGACAGCTTCTCTCCCCAGCCAAGCCATTTCGCCTTCCAGCAATGCTGAAATCTTGACAAGGCGAGCCGAAAGCGATAATGTCAGGTCGTTTAATTCCTGATTCGATAACATGCTCAACTGCTCCGATGTACTTTGCTTCTTCATAATTGTATCTGTAATTTGCGATTGCGTGTTTGTCTATTTCAGAATAATACACTTTTTCGAAAGCAAAACCTGCATCGCACAACCCTTTGTGAAAGCCTCCGTATCCGCTGAATAAATCAAGTAGTATCATTGAAATATGTTTATTTGTTGTTTTATTTGAAACGCTTTTTTACAATTCTTTACAGCCATATTGAAATAGCTGTCTTTAAGTTCAATTCCTATGCCTTTTCTCTCTCTTAAAATAGCCTGATACACTTCCGAACCGATACCTGCAAATGGTGATAATACTGTATCGCCTGCATTAGAATAAAGGGTAATCAATCTGTCTATCGTATCCAATTGCAATGGGCATATATGCTTTTCATCCCGTTCATCTTTGCTTCCCTTGAGATTTAGTGTATTGGAATAGTTTATGTCATACCAGATCGGTGAAGCGTATTTTTGCCATGTAGATACAGAAATATCACATCTAACAGGATCAACACGCTCGCCATACTTATGGAAAACGAGAATATAATCAGGCAAACCGACACGGCTCATCGTTGAGTCTTTTTTTACTTGCTTGTGCAATAATCCAAGTGCTTTTGTACGTTGCATCTCAACAACTGGATCTTTCCATATTGTGATTCGTGAGTAGTATATAAATCCGTGATTTTCAAAACACTCCCTTATCATATTCGAAAAATCACGTAACCCGATATATCCCTCTTTTCCTTTTTGTATGGGTAAATCCATACAGTGAACGCATACATTGCGCCCTTGTACTGTTACACGATATAGTTCATTTACGAGAAACCTAAAGGCATCAAAAAACTCCTTATAATCTTTTGAATTTCCCATATCTGCAACTTCATCAGAATACGTATAAAGTTCGGCAAAGGGAGGGGAAAATATGGATAATCCAATGGATTCATCTGGTATATTAGGCATCACTTCCACACAATCGCCGTGATAAACGGCATAATCTTCTGTTATAACTTGATTCCTTATCATAGCTAAATTGCTTTTAAAAATTCAGGCAATTGTATTTTTATTACCTCGTGTTGTTTTTTTACAGTCTGTTTGTAATTTAATTTCATTGATTCAACCATTGCTCGCTGCATACGGTTAAATTGCTCCTGCTTACGTTTAATGCTTTGTATTACATTCTGCATTGTATCAGTAGTGATGAGGTACATGGTTACCTTATTCCTTTGCCCGTAACGGTACGAGCGTCGTATTGCCTGATACAAGCTCTCAAATGAAAAATCCAAAGAGGCAAATATTTGATTGTGGCAGTTCTGATAATTAAGCCCAAACTGTGCGATTTTAGGCTTGGTAATCAATACAGAGAAATCATTATTAGCAAAACCAAGCAAACGGAATTCTTTTATATCTGGTCTATCGCTGCCTTTTACTTCAATGGCATCAGGTATCAACTTGCGTAAATAATTTCCCTCTTTGTCCTGCTTTATCCATATAATAAAATTTTCATTTGAGTTATTTATAATTTCAACGACCTTATTCAACCGCTCGGGAATAGTTGTCCGTAATTCAAGGTTAAAATTGGTAGCGTTTACGGCAACATCATTAAACAACATACCATTATCGCGCTTTTTTGTTTCTATTACTTTTTCGATAATATCCAACTCTGGTAAAATATAGCCATCATCAGAGAAACCAATATCGGATGGTTTTTCTATCATAATTGCCCATGAAGAAACCCATTGCCAAAAATTACGTTCTGCATGTCCTTTCAATCTCCATTTGGAAGTATCTCCCCCATCATGCACAAAGTACATGGACAGCATCTCGTTGCGCTTCATTACTCCCAAAAACTCCGCATGGTTGCCTAATTCCATAGGATCATTAGGAGAAGGGGTAGCTGTCCAGCAGCTTTTATACCGTACATCACGGAATTTGTCTATGATTTTATTTCGCATTTTTCCTTCAAAATTTTTCAATATGGAACTTTCATCTAAGGCAATTCCTATAAACTGACAAGCATCTATATTATCCATTTGTTCATAGTTAGTAATGTATATCTTGTTATACAAGTTGTAATTATCCGAGTTGTCTAATCGCGTAATGTCATATCCGAATTTTGTGGCTTCGTAAATAGTTTGTCCGGTTACCGCCAATGGTGCAAGTATGAGCACAGGTGCTTCTTCCTTTTTTACTATTTGATTGCACCATTCCAATTGCTGGATTGTTTTACCAAGTCCGCAATCTTCAAATAGTGCAAACCTGCCCGCTTTCAATGCTTTTTTTACGCAATACTTCTGAAAAGCAAATAAAGCCTGATTTAATTCGTCCATTTCAACGCTAAAACCTGATTCAATACGCTGCTGTGCTTTACTTTCAAGTATTTTATAATAATCTTCCATTTTCTTGTAAGTGTTTGTATTTTTCGTAGCTTATCTGCTTTGCTTTGTTCAGTTTGTTAATATTTACACCTGCCTTACGCCTGATGTTTGCTGTGCGTGTGTCCTGTCCGTGCAGGTTTCGGAGAGCAGCGAGAAGTTTTATGATATCATCCCGCTGCTTGTTGGATATTGCATACATAGGTTATTTCAATAAAAATCTCCGAGAGCCTGGTACGATTATCATATACTCCTCTCCAATCTCAGGGTGTTCCGTGCAAAACAGCTTAGAATCAAACTTTTCACTGTCCTTAGCAGTTTTCCACGTTGCGAGGGTTTGCCCGCCGTAAGAGATAGCTTCCGCGTCGCCAAAAGTCAGCTTTATCTTTTCTTCCAATTTGTCTTTGCGATCATCAAGGACTTTCAACTCCTCTTTAACCTCTTTCAACTCGGTGTACGCCGTCAAAATTTCTTCAGAAACTTCAATTATTTTACCGTCCGTGTGTTTGGAATATTTTTTTAATACATCCTCAACACTCATTGCATCAGGCTCTTGGTTTCCTATGAGGTTGTCCGTCCAAAAACGCTCAACTTCCTCGCTGAGAAACTCATAAAAATCAAGTTTAAATGGAAAATCCATGTATCCAAAATCCCGCCCTGCAGAGAGCCAAGCGAGCGAACCTTGTTCAAATTCGGCAACGCCAAGCTGATATTGCAGCTGGATAAACCAATGTTTCGGCAAATCGTCAGGGTCGATGGTTTTTTGTGTTGTCTTGCATTCCAAAATGCCCTTATTTGCGTTATTTTTAGGCATGTCAGGCAGCCAAAACGTACGGTCGGGCGATACCCGCATAAAGTCCCTTTCGGTGTTTACAAACAGAAAATCACCCGCAGAAGATTTAATTACTTCACGCCCTGTTTCGTCCGCCCAAAAGCGTGATACGGCATCTTCCAGATAATGTCCCGCCTTCATAGCAAAAGTTTCGTCTTTTGGCGCGTCAAGCCCCTTTTTCCTGCGCCATAATTGATACGGCGTTTCAAAAGGATTTAACCCTAAAATAGAAGCTACTTCGGAACTTCCTATCCCTCTTTTGCGGTGTTCGAGCCACTCGGATCTGTCCTTTGGTTTAATGATTGTTACGCTCATAATTTCATTTGTTTTAATAGTTTTTTCTTTCGTGAAACTTTTTGATTACACTCATGCTCTATTTTTTTAATCTGCTTTTTAAGGGCATTTATCTTCCACCCTTTTTCATTTTCCAAAATATTTATTTCTGAAACAAGAGCATTTATATTGCTGTCGTTATACTCTTTGATAGAAGATACAACTTGCTGTACGTCAACATCCATATTGTATCTATTCATTAATTTTTTCAATCCTTTCGCAAATTCATCAACATAAACAGCGTAGAATACTCCTTCAAATCCAATAACTTCAAAGTGTCCTCCACCTCTATTGTGTTTAATGTATTCAACAGAAAACTTATCCAAAATACCTCCATAAAACGGAAATAAGAGACTACCAGAAGGCTTATATTTGAGTATTTTCATTGTTTCTTTGGTTTAATAAATTCATTTGTTTTAATAAATTATGAATACCTCTTCCATCCTTTATTCCCTTTCCTGTGTACCAGCCTGTATATGGAAAAAGCAGAATAGTGTAGCCTTTGAACATGAACTCTAACTCGCATATAGTTTCACGCTTTATCTCAGCCCCAATAGCTGTGATTTTCTCTTTCGCATACTGCATTCGAGATGGTTGTAATTCTTGTACACGTTCTTTTAATCTTCCCATTTTTTACTGTTGCGCCTTTTGTTCAGGTTGTTCAGGTTGTTCAGGTTGTTCAGGTTGTTCAGGTTGTTCCGCTTGTTTGGGTTGTTCCGTTTCGGTAATGGCAGGTTGTTTGTTTACCTCTGCCGTTTCTTCCACCTTGACCGTTTCTTCCGCTTCGGTTGTGTCCGGCTCAACTTCAGTAATTTCATCATAGGTAATGTCTTCTATTTTTGCCTGACCGTTTTGGAAGTTTTCGGGTTTAAGAATCGCTTCATCGGTTGCGATAGCTTCTACTTGGTCAATATTCAAAGGCAGGTATTTTGAAAGCTGTTTCAACGCCTTAGCCCTTGCCATTGCTTCGTAATCGGTTGCCCAAGCCCCCGTAGGTGCTCCTTTTTGCATCGGTGAACGCATCCGCAGCCGTTCAACGTCCTTTTTGCTCAATACGACGAAATTGTACCCGCCGTCATAGAAATGGCATACAGCGTAAACATGTGTAAACGGTTTGCTGTTATCAAATTTAGGTTTGTGCTCAAGCGACGGATTCAATCCAAATTTTGCCGTGAACTCGTCTCCCTCTCTGACAACTTCGGCGTATACCATTTTGATTTTTCCGCTTCGGCGGGCGAGTTCGATATATCCCTTGTAGCCTATTTGGAACTGTACATCTTTTCCGTACGGAACGAAGTAGCAATACCCAAGTGAATCAACAGGGGGAAATCCGAGTATGCTTGCCTGCATGACTGCCCCGAGCAGACTTGTAGGCGAACATTTGGCAATGTTAGGGTTTCGGCTGATAGTCGTTGCCGCCATTTGCAGGATTCTGTCGGCTGTCAAATGCTTTGGCAATACCTGCATTACTCGTTCTCTCATCCCTGAGAGATATTGCCCGATTTCTCCTTGTGTCAATCCGACCAAAGAACCTGTTTGTTTTACTTTTTGCGATAGCGTTGGTTTTTGTCCGCTACTTGGCAGCGTTTGTTGCATCGCTGATTCTACTTTTTTTGTGTTTGCGTCTGTACTCATGATTATGCTTTTTTATTTGTTTTGTTGTTTTCCGAATAATTCTAAGGCGAGCGGGGCATTGCATACTATTTTCCGCCCATTCGAAAACTGCCTTATAGCAGGTTCAAGCCATCCCTGTTTACGGTATTCGTAAACCATAGTTCTTGAACATCCCAACAGTTTGGATACACCAGCAACTCCATACACACAATCTTCTATTTTCCAACCATGCGTTGTCTGTTCTTGTTCCTTGGGCTGTTCTTGCTTAAAATGGCAGGCAATAAAATCAATCAATTCCCCCGCCGTAAGCTGCCATACAGGTGTGTTCAAATCTTTATTCATGGCTTGTTTGATGTCTAAGTTCGATTGCTCGTGCCACTCCAAGAAGAAAGCACTCATACTCGTAGATTGTCATATCGTCGCTTTTGTACGTGTCAATTATCTCTCCGTCACGAAAAGTTGTAGTGGTTTCATTTTTAAAATCCGTAACAACTTTCAGACTGTCATTGAAAACATGCGTCATTGTGTTTTCTGCTGTTTCAAATGTTGTGTTCCATGTGTATTTTTCCATTGTTTTGTAGGATTTAAGCCCGCAAACCGCGTTTAATCTTGATTTGCGGGCGTTGTTTGTTAATTTATGCAGTCTTTACGCGGTTAAGCAAAGCCCCTGAAATCTCATGTAATTCACGGCTTCTGCTCGGGTCAAGTTCGCGTGCGTGTGCCGTAATTGCCTGCGTTAATTTCCAAAGCGTTGATCCGCCTTGTACGCCGTCGTCGGGATTGTTCCGCATAAGTATCTTTTCAACGTTTTCACTGTCTGATTTCAGCAAAGAACCCGCCTTTACCATGCGTTTTAATTCTTCGTTCATATCGACTTCGATTTCACCTGCGCCTTGTATCTCAATAGCCTTTTGCATGATGTTTTCCCGTCCGAAAAGCCCTTTTGTCAGGTCTCGAACAGCCGATACCGTTGTTTGTGTGTCAAGTTGATACGTCCGTTCGCTAAGCTGTAAGTTGTCTGGAAGTTTAGAGCCGAGATGAACTTGTTTCATCACTGATTCCCTTACCATTCCGTTGAGGCAAACCCCGTTTAATAGGAAAGCCCTCATATCAACCGCGCCGTCGCCATAATCGGAAGTTGAAAACCTTGCGCCTGCAAAGAGAAAAACCTCGCCGTTTTGCATTGTCGGTATAATTATCGGCTTTGGCAGGATAGTTTCTGCCCACACCTTTGTATCGGTCATGAAAGCATCGGCAACTATTGCTCCTTGCTTTCCCGCTTCTTCAATAAAGCCCGTAAGGATTTCAACGCTGTTTAAACGTCGGTAACTGTCGCTAAGTACGCCCCGAACTTCCTGTCCTACCGAGCGAACGAGTACCCGCGTCCGTTGCGTCCAACTTGAATGTTCGTTCAATAAAACCGAAGCAAGTTGCCGTTTCCATTCATCGCCGTTTGCAAGTTCCCGAAGATACCTTGCGGGGATTCCTATCTTGTCTGCGAGCTGGTAAACAGCGTTTTCATGAAGCGAGTATTGCCGTTCATTCATGTTCATAAACACATGCCCGTTTGCTCCGAAAGTGATAACAGGCTTGTGATCGTTAATTCTTAGGTTTACGCCAATAGGAGCGATAAAGTCTTGAGCGATTTTACCCTCATTTACAAGGCGTTCCATTGTCGATTGTACCCCTGATTGTTTGTTTTCAATCATTTTTTGAACCTTGTTGATTACAACTTCGTTCAATCCTTGTTGTGTTGCTGTTGCGTCCATTTTGAATTTATTATTTAGATAATTATTAATTTTAGTTTTCTTGTTTTTTCAATCGTTTTTCTACCCGCTTGCGAATAGACCAAATAGTTGATGTGGCATAAACGCCGTATTTACGACACAAATGCTGATTGACAGCCCCCACCATAGCACCCGGCTGTTTCATTAACTCGTTCCATTCTTTATAGATAGCCAAATCTTTGGCTTCCTTGTTAATGCAGAATTGAGTTTTAATCATATTGTCTTCCATGCTCTAAAAAATTTACTGTTCAGTTTATTGCCGTTAATATTTTTATTGTTATATTTGAAATTATTTTTATTAAAATAACAATGCAAATATACAGAGAAATAATCAGTAAATGCAAACATTTTACTGTTTTTTTTTAAGTAAAAAAATAAATATTTTATAATTAACTGAATTACAAATAAATAAATTTTATGGAAAATATTAAGGTATGTATTTAATAGAGGAAGAAAAACAGGTTTTACTCAAATTATACAAGAGCGATTGTGATGAGAGTATTGTCAAGTCAATGCCTGTTAAAGTAGTGCAATCGCTAACAAACAGAAATATAATACAATCCGTGATTAATTACGGTGAAATAATAGATATAAGACTTTTGCCTAAAACAAAGGATTATATAAAAGACAATTTATTATGAATCATTCTTTTGCTTTTTCAAATTGTAAAATGCGGAACCTGTTTATAAGATTGCTGTCTTTTACGTTTTTTGAGGATATTATAAGGCTATTTTTCTCCATGATATACGAGAGTAGTTCGCAGATGTATTTTGCTAATTCATTGTCTGGATACAGGCTTTTGCGATGCTTATTCATAGCCCACTCAATAATTGCTTCAGGTGAAACATGTGCCATTCCATCAATTATATCAACAGGGAACATATCTAAATCTCGAAAGGGATTGAAAGTAGTTTCCATAACAATTTGAATTAAAATTTTTACAAATATACAGACAAATAATCAGTAAAAACAAATAAACATGAAAGAGAGATTAATTGAATTTTTAGCCTACTTAGGCATCGGTCAAACTAAATTTGAAGAAAAGGTAGGTCTATCACGCGGATTTGTAAATAACATTGGGGAAAATATAACCTCAAAATCCCTTAAAAAAATCACAGAAATATACCCTGAGTTAAACATAAATTGGTTAAAAACAGGCGTAGGTAGTATGCTGAACTCCGATACTCAAGAAGAAGAATCAGAGGTGAAATTTTACGACACTGAAAACGTTCCTGCAGGGAAAAGGTTGATTCCGCTTTACAACGATGTTGGTACCATTGGAGGCGTAAATAATAAAGTTGCCAATTTGGACACACATTCCACATCGCCGTCCGAGTGGATAGATCCCGGAGATTGGTTTAGAGGAGCTACTGCGGCTATAAGGCACTACGGCGACAGCATGAAGGAATACCCTTCGGGATGTATTCTCGTATTAAAAGAGGTATTAGACAGGCGGTTGATTATTCCCGGAAAGGATTATGTGATAGAAACAAGCGAATACCGTATAACAAAAAAAATACGTTTGTGTGATAACCCTGAATACATACGGGCATACAGCACAAATGAAGAGAAATACGAAGACGGTGAGTTAATCCACCAACCCTTTGATATTCACACAGAATTGATAAACAGGTTTTTAGAAGTTCTCGGTTATGTGGTGAAAACAGGAAGTGGAACCATGGTACATACTAATCAAAATAAATAGGGTTATGGGGAAAAGTTTTTTAAATAAAACAATAAAACAAATTGAAAAATTAAGGCAACAAGACGAGGTGAATAAAAATTACAGGAATGCCGATTATGAGCGTTGGCAGCAGCTTGATTTTGTTGTGGGTATTGAAATCAGGCTATCCAACAACCATACGCTGAACGGCAAGCCCTTTACGGATATTTGCGATGAGCTGCAAGGAAAGTACCCTAAAAACTTTAAATTCACGGGCTGGCATCCGCAGTGCCGTT